AATAATTACATTGGCTTGTAACTGTCCACCAGTAGTAGTACTGTAAGTATCAGTATCAAAGTTATACAGATTCGAAGTAATAACAACATTACCAGTTGTAATACCACCAGATGAATTCTGCTGAGCAGTTAGGGTAATTGTTAACGCATCATGTACTAACTGATTAGTACGGTCAACCCAAGCGCCGAATGTATCAGTCTGATATACAAGATTTGCATTATAATATTTGCGTTCAGCCATCTGTATTCCTCAAAATAGTATTTAACATACCTTTAATCTCTTCTAAGGTATTATCTGTCTTTTTTACTTCTGCGTGAAGATTAGCTACCTGCATCTCAATACTATCAATACGGTTATAATTACGTTTACGAATAACAGCAGCTTTGTAAGCACGCATATCAGTATTTATAAGCGCCCCAGTGCTGGGATCCTTCTGAAACTGTTCGTTATCTGTTTTAATTAACTTTGCCATATTATGCCGTTAGAGCAATTGCTCTTATATCTTGAAGTTTAGGTACAGTATTAGTTTGATCTGCTAAGAATACAACTTTAATTTGAAACTTAGTAAAGTTATCGTATTTACGCCCTGATGAATCATAATAATTTAATCTGGCTTGGCCAGCATTATCAATATATCTAAATGCAGATTGTTTCTCATCATCTAAAATTTTGTAATGATTAACACTATCAGATATTCTATCTGAAGCTTCATATAGTACAACAGCACTGGAATTAGCAGAGCTAACTCGACCTACAAAATAGCTTTTAGAGCTATTACCTAGGTAAATTAGATCACCTGAGGAGTAATATGTAGAAGCACTTGCAATACTTACAGTGGTACTATCAGCTGTAGTATTAGCAGTGCCAGGTTGTTTATTTGTTTCATTAACTGTAGGCGATGTTGGAATAAAGTATCTAAACTCTCTAAAGTCATTAGGTCTGTTTATGTTACTGAACATTTCAGCCTGTTTTTGGGTCTGGCCGAGTTTAGTCCACTGCCTGTTATTAGGAGTATCATTGTCTGCTTCGTTAATAATCTTTGCATACACTTCAAACTCAGAACCTGGAGGACGATAACCTGTTAGATACATTTCAATATCATCTGATTCAATGCCTGATGATAGATTAACTAACTTAGAAACATATTTCGTATTAGCAGAACCTACTCCAGCTAATTTTTCATTTGAATTATCATTCGAGATGGTGTTTTTAAATGCCTGAATATTAGAGATACCAACATCAAGCATAGGTGCTGAAACCGGGGTATTGTATTTTAATTCATTTGTAATTACAAGCGACTTAACTACATCTGTACCTGATATCTCATTTGATTTACTGTATACGGCAACTTCCATATCAGAAATTTTATTCTGCATTCCAAAGGCAATAGTTTTATTCGTTGTTTGAGTGTTCGCACTATTTCTAAACACAGCAGAAGACTCAACTCTTGTTCTCGATGGAGTAGTTTTATAAATGTGTGGTAAGTAGTAGCTTACAATTCTATTATCGACTGTTGTAATAGTCGCGGTAGCGCCTGATTCAGTACCGATAACAGTATCACCGGCTTCAAACTTATGCGTACTGTTACTAGCAGTAGATGCAATAAGAGTAAGATCACCGGCAGCTGGATCAAAGCTTTTGACTAGTGCGGTTGGTGTTAGTGCAGCTTCACCGTCATTTACACCAATTTTAAAACCGCCTCTAATAGTAAGTGCAGTGTTTGATTCTACTGAATCAACAGTTACTACATCAGCTATGGAGCTGTTAGCACGGCTTCTAATAACAATACTATCGCCTGGTGAATAACTATTATTAAACGCAGTAGAAACACCTGTTGCTTGTGCGTTAACTGTATTAGCGTCAGCATTATCTGTAACTAATGGTAAAGTAGTACTTACATTACCTGTATTAAATGATGCTGGGAGTTTATACAGCTCTTCATCTTCTTGAAATGTACCAGTTGAAGTTTGCACTGTTAGGAACTCATAATCGTCATTAACAAGTGTAACTTGCGGATCTATACTAAGATCAAATTGAGCTCTATAAACTCTAAATTTTAAATCGACACCGGAAATAGGCGTCCAAGCCTGTGAAGCAGAAGTAAAGAAGGCTCCTTCGCCCCAGTTAGATGTAACAATTTCTCCAGTTCTTAGATCAGCATTACCCAATTTAGATATAAACACTTTATATGTTGGAACTTGACCGTCTGGTCTAATAGTGAATGCATACTTACGACCAGCCTTTACATAAACAGGCGCCTTGAAATATACCATAGTTACTGCAGAGCCATCAACAGATGTATTTACAAAAATATTATCATAATGCACCTGGCTGAATGGTAATACTGTTCTAGTCGGCATCCCAGCTTCAACAGTTCTTAAGTCAAAGTTAATACCAAAATTAGGATCTTTCGCTGCAAAATGTACAGCAATGCTCGTAATGTAGCAGCCGTCAGAATCAGGGCAGTGGTCTTTTGATATTTCAAAAGTTTGTGCTACCGGATCATCAAGACTCTTTAAAGAAGAGAATTGCCCAGTAAAGCTAGATGGTTTAGTAAAATTAATTGCCATTTGTTATGTCCTAATTATAAGCTGAAGGTGCCGAGGTATCCGAGACCGCCACCCCAATAACGATAATAACCACCATAGTAACCATTATAGTTACTGTTATTATTTAAGCCGCCAATACCATTAACTGTAGACCCAGTAGTCGTGGTTGTATGTTTATAACTTGAGTTTGCACCATAATTGTACTCGTAATCATACGTAATAGAATTATCTGCGTCATTATAAGTTTGGGTAGTTGTATATTCGTATGTATTGTTACTCCAGTAATTATCATAACTCCATGTTGTTTCAATCTCTTTAATATAATCAGATGATTCAACTGTTACTTCTTTATGTGTATCATTTCTTACTGAAATATCAAACTTTGGAGTACGTGTTGCAATAGTAAGATCAGTTTTCTCTACTGAATAGTTAAACGCACTGTAAGTTGTTTGACATTTGGATGTTGATTGATCTTTTTTAGTAATATCATTCTCATCCATAATAATCAACTGGCGATCACCCACATTATATGTATCACCAGGCATGTTAAATACAGCCCATAAACGCCCTTTTCTATCTGTCTTAACACCACTACTACCTACTTTAATACCGATCTGAACAATGTCCCTTGGATTATCATTATTCCATCGTCTCTGTGCTTTCTTAGCATAAGGAGTACCACGGCGAATATCATTATTAATTGATTTTTCATCAAAGAAGAAAAAGTGATTAGTATTTGGTCTTAGCCCTGAGGCAACAATATTTATACGCTGCGGTCTCATAAACGGATTAAACTGAATATCTTTAACAAAGTCACCTAACTTATGATCTTGTGACTCAACACCCGTCTTGGCTTCTGTAATAATTGCTTCATAACTATCTGTAGTAGTAACAGTCTTAGTTTCTGTAGTAATTGTCTGCTCGTAGTCGCGATTGTTATACCAGTAAGTATTACCACTATAGGTCTGTCCATTATATGACCAGCTTGATTGGCGCTCAATATCAACTGTACCATCACTTACTTGTGTATTACTATAAGTTACTTCAGTTTCTGTACCAAGGTGTGCTAGCTTATCGACTTTAACAAGAGGGAATGTATCAGAGAACGTATCAAACAATTCATTTATACCACTAGCTGTATCAATTACGATCGGCTTAGATGGTATTTTATCCTCTGAGTAACCGCCATCATATGACGGGTCAATTTTAACAACTCCATTAAATCTGTAGAAGTTCTCTGTACAGAATCTATTATCTGTTGCAATTGGCTGATCAATAATAAGATGTTCTTGCGCGTTAGGCATTATTACTTGATTATCCTCAAATACTATACAGTCTACTGTATTAGCAATTTTAAGATTAATAAATCTATGTTTAAAGCTAGGAACAAACATTGTACCGCTTGTATCTTTACCAATTCTCAACTCACCGCTAGTCGTATCAGCGATATTTAAATCTGTACATGGATCAACAAGAATACCTGACTTAAACCTATCATTACCGTTTTCATCAGTAATAGTCATATCAGCTGTTTTCGTCTCAAGAGCATTTAATGCAGTGTAATACTCTAGTCTCTTAAGTCTTTTATCAATTGCTCCGATATCTTTCATTGTATATCGGGCTGTATTTTCTTGAATTATAGCAATTGATTCATTACGTCTCTCTTTTGTTGAAGCTTCAACTGGTGTAAGTGAAGGAAAAGGAGGTATATTAATAAGACCGAGCGACAGAGAGTTCGGGCTACCAGGAGGTGGTAACGGGCTAGAAGATGGTGTACCATGCTTAACTTGCAAGTACCCAGCCTCTGTAATAATTAATCTATCGACTCTTGGTAGGTAATACTCTATATCACAACTAAACAATTTATTAGGCGCTGAGATTACAAGATCACCACCACTAAAGCTTTCAGTTGAGACTGGATTAATAGTAGCAGAAGTAACTGTATTAGAATAAGCACCTGTATTAGCAACTGCAGGTCTAAAATCTACTACATTTCTCAGATCATATCTATTACCTGTTGTTTCACTTGTATAGACTGGAATATCGCCTGGATTTAATGATGTTGTTCCATCTCTATCCTTGTAGCTTGATATAGTATAAAATCCCTTACCGCCTGTTCTAGTTTCTGATTTAAATGACTTTACTTCAATCAATAGCTTTGAGTTAGCAGCTATAGTAAGCGATGGTCTTTTAGTTAATGTTGAAATACCATAGAAGTTATCATAACAGTTTTTATTAAGAATAAAGCTGCTTGTTACATCTGTATAACTATTATCTAAATAATCCCAAGATGCGCTACCTAACTTAACACTTACAATCTCTTTAACGTCAGTTAGTCCTGTTGAGAACGGGCCAAGCGTAGTAGCGGCATTATTAGATGTATCAACTTTAATAAATGCTGTATCTAAAGTTTTCGATAGAGGTAACTTATTTGTTGCTCTGACGTTATGAATAACATCAAAAGTACCAGTATACGCACCGGATACAGCACCTGTTATAGTAATTGTTGCTTCTGTATTATTAACACCACCTACAGTAATATCAACATCATCTGTATTAACAGGCTGACCGTTTCTTAGACCGCCTTGAGTTTTATTAGCAATAAGAACAAATTCACGCTTCTCATCTCTGGAAAGAGTACCTGAGTAGGGGAATTGTGTATTAGTAGCAGATATAGTAACTGAATTAGTTGTTAAGTTAGCAGTCGTCTGGCTTGTTCTATATTCATAATTACAATCTATAGCAGCTTTTAATCCACTTTTTGGTAGCTGATAAATTGCAGTACTGAGGTTTCTCTCTTGTATTACTGCATTACCATTAGAGAGTACAACATCAGCTGCTCCGCTAGATGCTTTATGTAACGAACGCACTTTCTTAAAATCAGCACCTTCATTCATATCAATATCAAATAAATATACCTTATATACGGCTTCTGCTTGGCCGGGTATACCATCATTATCAAATTCAACACTTCTAACTCTAGCTTCACCAATTTTAGTGCCTGTAGCAGCTGCCGACGGCGTGTCTGTATCAGTAATTGCAGTCTGAACAGTGTCATAAAGATCAACTGTTGAGCCTTGATGTCCATCAAAGTTGCCAATATATTCCTTTACTGAAACATACTGACCTAGAGACGTACTGATTGAAACATCTTCAATGGCAGCGTTAGCAATAGCTCTTGGTATTTGAATTCTAGAAGTATTAAAATGCTCAGCGCGATGACCGTTAACATAATGTAAACCAGGTCCAATAGTTAATTCAAACTGATTGGTAGAATTTGCTGCTGTCGTGTTAGCGGCAGTATTATACGCATTTACGTTAGCAGGTGATTCAATGTTAAGCTCATTGGTACGAACTGTATAACTACCGCTCTCTTCATTTGTTCTCTTTGCCATTTCCTGGGCAATTTCATTATACTGAGTTGTAGTCTTCCGCATTACTGGTAGGCCAGCTTGAAAATCCATAATGGACATAAAGTTGGCATTAGCAATAGCATCGCCAGTCGGAATAGCAACTAAGAATGGGGATAATTGTAATCTATCTGCACCTGGGGCAGTTTCATTATTAAACCCAGCTGCATTATCTAGTAGTGTACTATCTGCATCTGATGTAATAATGGTTTCATCTACTGAGAATCCAACAGAAACCATATCAGGTGTATCGTTATACTTCGAAACTACTACAAATGACTTATCAACGCTTAAAAAATGACCTTTTGAGAATACAACACCTTCTGAACAGGTTACTGCAAAGCCTTGACCGATTGCATTATTAACAATTGAGCCAGCTGCTGTTACAGTGGCTACAAGAGTGTTAGCAGTATCAAAGATTTCAATATTTTCAGTTGCACTAAATACCTTCTCGCCAGATGTACCTGTAGTAAAGTAATCAATATAGAGAGTGTTAAGGTTTGGCTCTTGACTTACTAGTCCAGCTATTGCATTATTAACAATACCTTTAACTCCGGTTACCGTACCGCGCGCCTCGTGGCCAACTGTTAAGCTCGTTGATAGCTGTACACCATTGGCATCAATATCTTTAACCTTAACGTAGTTATAACTATCATTATAAGAAAACCCACAACCGTCGACGATTGTACCTTCTTTGTAAATATTATTACCAAATCTACGAATCTGTTCCTGTAGTATTGTCTGCAGCTGAGTTAACTCACGCGCTTGTACAGCAACAGACGGCTTGAAAAGGATTCGCGAAAATTGCTTATCCGGATCATAGTCGTCGTAATAAGGATTAATATTAAAATCTGTATCTAAAGTTGCCATATTCTGTCCTAGAACTCAATAATTATTCTAAATGTTTCCGACTGGTTATTGTCTCTACTTACTGGTGTAAAATTCTCAAGATATAGTACTTCACCAGTACCGTCCACTACTTGTGGTAGAGATGTACTTGTTAGTTTAACCTGTGCCTCTGAAGTCTGTCCGTTAATATATTTATCAGTATTAGTAGCACTATCAGACAGAAGAAATGTATTTCTTTGGTTTGTTACTTCAAATGTACCAGTACCTGACTCCAATGGTATTAGAACTTTAGCATTTGATTGAGACTCGCCTTGAGTAATAAGCTCATCCTCTTCTAATCCTTGTGCTGTGGTTACTTCACCTGTATATTTATATGTCTGTCTGAAGTAGGTTGTTGGCTGATCTACTGTACTTATAACAACATTTGCTCCAGCTGAGCCTGTTATGTTTTCTGATGTTTCAAAATACCCTACAATATTACTAACTAATAGCTCTGTTGCAGAAGCACTGTATACGTATGCTGTAGCCAATGAATTGGTACCGGTGATTGTTTCACCAGATATAGCCGCCGTGTCTGAAGATGATATTGTTAATACACCATTTGCAAATTTTGGATCTCTTATAATACCAACCTGCCTGTAATCATTATTTGCAGAGATTACACCGCCGCCTGTATTAGCAAAGGTTACGCTTATACCAACTCTGTTAGCAAATAACTCTCTTTTTGCATCAAACCCATGCCCGTCACAAGGAGAAAGGATAGCTCTAGCATTAGCGCTAGTCTGTAAATAACTGTTAGAAGACGCGTTAGTTACAAATCCTGAGTTGCCTGTAATACTAATATCAGCGTATGTATAACCTGATCCAATGGAAAGCATTTGAACGTTGGCAATATTATTAGCATTAAGTACTTTATTAACTCTTGCAAGAGCAGCAGCGCCAGTGCCATCACCAACAATCTCTACTTTAGGACTAATAATAAAATGTGAGTCATCAGCCAATGGTGTTGCGAAACTAGTATTGAGAATTATTCTCTTAGCTTGCGATGTAACAATATAATCATCGATAGTAGCAAACTGACCAGCATCGGTTCCGTGATCAATGTAAAGCGTTGATCCTTTATAAAAGTCACTATTAGGTGAGAGTAAGTCACCGACTCTTACGACATTACTAATATTAGCAACAGCGTTAGACTGCGCACCAGTAATTTCATCTGCTTCTGTAATTGAGCCTTCAACGGACGTAATTGTAATTGTATTACCATCTACGTTCGAAACTATAGCTGTTGATGACTTAATTCTACCTGTTAAGATCGCTGCAGCAGTATTAGTAGAGCTAGTAACTGTGATAGTTGGCGTTTCTTGATATGACTTGCCCTTATTAGTTAAATTAATACCAGTAATACCGCCAGTAGAGTTAGTAGATAGTGTAGCTGTAGCTGGTACGGTTGGTGACCCGCCAGTAATATTAATTGTATCTGTATTACTAAACCCTAGCCCGCCATCAGATATTAAAATTGCTTCGAGAAAAGAGGTTGTAATCTCTTCTTTGGTAAAAGTGTTACTTGCATTTACCGTAGTTAACACTAAACTAGTTGTGCCAGATACTTCTATAACTTTATCATCACCACCAATGTTTGTATCAGTTATAAATCCTTCGGCATAAGAACTATAATCTTGACCGGCACTATCAATACTAATTTTATAGATAGCACCGTCAATAGCAGAAGAACTTACTGCACTATTTGCCACTACTGGCATAAAATCTTCAGTTGTAAATTGATCCCATGTAGCTTCAGACACAGAATACATATACTTCCACTGATAGCCGTCAGTAACTGTAGTATAAATTTCATCCCCTTGTACAAATTCAGACTTAAGCGGACTCTGAGTTGACCTGCTTCTTTTATTATTGTCTAGACATTTAAATACATTATAATATGAACCCTCTTTGACAGCTACATAGAATTTTTTAGTAAATAGATTTTCAGTTTTATTATCATATTCATCATAAATTGTACCAGATTCCCAAATATACTTCGGTACAACATGAGCAAGATCTTGGGCTCTAACTTTCTTACCACCGATCATGTTGTCATATACATCATGGAAAGTCCCAGATATGGAATTGAGTGGTTTGGGTGGATTATTATCATTTTCAAACGGCAAGTGATTGCCGTAAAACATGTACAGCAAATTATTAGCGGGTTCAGTAAGTGATTCAACGAACTGCTCGGCTACAAAGATATCAAAGTTTTTAGGTACAATATAGTGTGACATTAATTCATCCAGCTCTCATACGTGTTAGCTACAGTAACATGGTGTTGTGTATTTGCTTCATCCCCATCGGTGACATCAACAT